TTAACAATCGTGCCATCAGCAATCATCGTGCTGGTGACTGTTCCAGTGTCGCCGGTTGTAATAACGGTGCCGGAAACGTTCGGCAGGTTAATGGTGCGATCTCCCGTTGGATCAACTACACCAAGCGTGGTCTCGAATGCGTTGTCTGTGGCACCTTCAAAAACAAAAGTACCAGCAGGCCCAATAAGCAGTTCCCCAGTAACTGTGCCTCCAGCTTTTTGTAGCGCTTCGGAGGCAACTTCTGCAATAGCGTTCTGTACGTTTGAGGAACTAATTGTTCCGGTTGGTGTAAAAGCAACATTTATCGCACTTTGCGATGTAATTGTTTGTGATGTTTCAATTAGAATGTAACTAGCGCCATTCGATAGCAAAATATCGGGTGGTTCCAGTGTGACGGTGGGGGCCGGTGCTGTACCAGTACCGAGTTGGCTTACAACCACGTAGTAGCGGCTGTTGCCTGCTGCGGCCGCCGGAAGGGGATTGCCGTTTACAAAACCTGCAGCAGCACCGTCCGAAGTGACTGAATCCAGGGTGTTTGTGTTTGCGTTATAAGTACCAGCGAAAACAATTTCACCTGCAGTAATGCCAACAGGCTGGAAAACATTGCCATCCCACAGCGAGAGATCGCGGGTCAGTGGGTTAAAGAAGAACTGGCCGATGTGCTCGGCGGTAGGCAGCACGCTGCCGATTTGAGTAACGGAGTAGTTACCAAGCTTGGAGCCGATGATCGTGTTTGTACCGATCCGGCCGTTGTCAAGCGTGCCAGTAGTAATTTTTGATGCAGGCAGACCCGGAATATCGGCTTCAACAAGTGCCTGAGTGCCGGTGACGTGGCCTTCGCTGTCAAAGCTAACCTTCGTTCCAGTGGCAGGTGCAACCACATTGGTGTGATTGACTGTGCCGCCCGCGGTTACGCCGAGGCCAGTACCAGGCTTGACGATGCCATTGATTGAGGAGGTGGCGACTGGTAGATCACTGGAATCAACGACGCGGCCAGCCGTTACAAGACCTTTGGCGTTGTATTGAACAACGTGATAATTAGTTGTCTCTGCAGTAACGGTGTTATTGATCGAGATCGTATCGCCAGCCAGAGTCAGGCCGTTGCCATTAACAATGACCGCGCCTTTGGTCGTGGTGGTGGCAGTAGGAAGGTCTGCGCCAACAATCGGGCGGTAGCCAACAGCTCCAGAAGATGCTGTGGGGCCGGCCAGAAATTCCGCTGCCGCAGCGGTGTTATCAAGTGTGGCGCTGATCGTTACTTGGTCGCCGACTGTGGTGGCAACAATGTTGATGACGCCTGCGGTGCTGCCGAGTACAGCGTTTACGCCGCCCGCTGCTTTGATGCTTACCCAGGTGCTGCCGTCCCAGCAATAAATCTTGCTGTCGTCCGTATCGAGTGCCAGTTGGCCGACAAAAGCGCCGCTAGCTGGCAGCGTGGTTACAAGATCAACGCTGGATTCGTCAGCAAGCTTGGCGGCAGTAACTGCATCGTTTGCCAGCTGCGTTGCGGTAATGCTGGCGTTAGTTAGCGAGCTACCGGGAATTGTATTGGCGCCAAAAAGTACCTTCGCGCTAGGAATTGTGCCATCTGCGATCAGCGTGGTGGCATTGCCCACCAAGTCGGTGACCGTAATCTTTTTGGTCTCGCTAGCGCTGGTATCTGCGATGGGCAGAAAGTCGCCGGCCGACAGGTTGGCACCAGCAAGGGCGGCTAGTTCGCTGATCCTCAGGTCGGCCATCGCGGGACTTCCTTGTAGCGCTAACAGTTACAAAGAGTCTAGGTCTACTAATCTGGCTCTTCTAGCAGCACAAAGGCCGCGCCATCCTGTTCGAGTTTGATCTTGCCGGCGTCTTCCTGCAGCAGACGGTTGGGTAGCTGAGTTGAAGCCCGCAAACGAATTGGGCCCGTAGAAATAAAGTCGATAACGCTGGTGATGACCTGATCAGGTGCGAAAGTCACCGCCGAGGCCGTAATAATCCCGTTTAAATCCCACCACAGCGAGTCGTTAAGCTGACTGGCGGAAAAGGATCCAGCAAAGGCAGGCGTATCTGGCGCTTTGATGTAAAACCTGCCGTGGAAGGTGGAGCCAACTTCAGTGCGCAGGACCAGCTGCATTAAGTAGTTGACTGGTTCTTCGTGGCGATTGTTTGTGTAGTCCCAGCGTGCAGTGAGTCGGCCGCTGCCGCTGATCAGGCTGCTGTACTGCTGGCGATACTCATCACTCAACGTGGTGATGTCGACTGTTTCGCGGTTGGTGTTGAGTTCGTACTCAATAACGTCGCCAAGCACGCGGGATTCGCGGTCTCGAACAATGACGTTGATTGGGATGTTGCGATCAATCGCTACCAAAGGCACACGACCTTCTGTGCCACCGTCCAAACTTGCGGCAAAGCTGGTGTAAAGCTTGATGCCGTCTAGTTCGTCAACAAAAATGTACCAGGCGCCGCTTGAGTGGATAGTGCCATTTGCCCAGCCCGTTGGATCAATGAAATCTAGGTCTGTGCCGTCAGTAGTTGTAATTTCAATGAAGTCACCAGTTACCAGGAAACCCTCTTCAAAATCAAAACTGAAGCGATCCAGTCCTGGGTTAATGTCGTCAGGATTCAGGGTGCTCTGTTTGGCACCTTCAAGAGCTGTACGGGTCAGCTCGATTTTGCCGATAAGCCCTAAATAGATGCCCATCAGATTGTCACCGCAGTAAGCGCTCCAGTTGCTTGGAAGCTGATCTGTGCGCTGCTAACTTCACCGACAGTTGCACCAAACGAAACGCTGGTGATCCAAGCGGTAAGGCTTACGTCGTTGTTGGTATTGCCTTGGACAAAACGCAGACGCAAAGTGACCGTATCGGTATCGGATACGCCGCCGACTTTCAGGATCTTTTTCAGTGCAGTTGCGGCATCGTTGCGGCCCGTTGAATCGCTGTAATACAGCAGACTCGCGCTACCGCTAAATTCTTGGACCCCTGGAACATAGGTCCGTTGAGAGTCGCCAAGACTGGTAGTTTCCAGTGCTTCGAGATTGCCGGTCAGGTTCCAGCTGGTGACCTTGATTTGCTCGGAACCGTCGATCAGTAGGCGGCCGTCGCGTCCGGTATATGCTTTCTGCATCAGATCACAGCCACCAAACTTACTGTAACGCTACTGCGACCAGGGCGAACTGCCTGTATCACAGGAGCAGAGTCGTAGCGCCAGCGAGCAGATGGTGGAGCATCAATCGTGGCTGCTGATCCAGTCCACCCAGCCCGCACATCGCTCGGCAAAGTAAACGTACGGAAGGTACCAAGTTGCGCCTCGTAGTCAGCAGTAAACAGCTGAGCGTTGGCGTCGGTGATGTTGTCGTAACTCAGGCTGAGTGTCGCGTTGGTGCGGCGGTTGCCGTACAGGATGCGGATCTCGGCTCCTGACTGAGCGTTATACCGTTTGATCGGCCAATCGCCAGGATTGAATTCACGGCCGGTTGGTTTTAAGGTCGGGAACGCCATCACTCGGTGTACGTAAAGTTGCCGGGAGTCAGCACGTCCTTTGCAACAATGCTAGCTCCAGAGGAATCGACGGGTACTTGGATCGCCGATACGTTGATCAGACCGTCTTCATCCAAAGTCAGCTGTTCGACTTGGTAAATGCTGCTGTTGTTTTGCTGGCTCATCAGCGTGAACAGTGTCCCACGCAAGGCAGGATCACTAACGGTGTTATTTGAAATTGTTAGTGAGCGTTCAAATGTTTCTTGTGTTGTGGGGTTGTAGACCATCGCGTTATACGTTCCACTCGGTAGGGGGTTGATCGTTACCAAGGATCCAGCGTCGGTGATTACGCCGTTTGTGTTGGCGTTGAACGTTGTGGCTGTGGTCATCACGCGGATGTATGAGCCGGGCTGGATGCTGAGTGCGTCCGGCACTGTTTTGAAGGTCACGGTTTGAGTGACCCGGCGGCGGATGCTCAACAGGAAGCGGGCAGTCCGCAAAGCCTGTTCGCGGTTGGTGCAGAAGTCGGTCAGATCGAAAACCTGCTGAGTTGGCGGGCGGTCGTTGCTGACTACATCGGCCCAGTCGACAATCACCG